GATGCGCAAAACTTCAAGTTGGCTTTCACCTCTGGTTCTTGCTGATGCCCCTGCATCAACAATAACTTGCTTATAATAACCAGACGCATCTTGCCCAATGCCCTCTAGGTAAGCATTAAACGTCTGCTCAAACAATTCTGGGGCATTGCCCTCGACAGAAACCTTTTGCGCAATCTCATTAGCTTTCGCTGCTATCTGATCGTTTACAGATGTTTGAAAGCGTTGAAGAAGAACTCGCTCAAAAGCGTTTTTCCGAAACTCTCCCATATGATCTGCTTGCTGAGAAGCAATTGGCTTTTTGGTGTCTGGGTCAAAGGAGAGTATTTCATTAATCCCAAGCTCTGCGGCTTGTAGCTCACCTGCCTCAATGGCCTTGTCTCTTTCAGACTCAAAAACTCTGGCTCTCATTTTGGCGGCTGACTCTTTTACAGCCTGACCAATTTGCTGCCCTGCAACTGGAACTCTGGTAACACCAATAGGTGCAATCCCAAATCTTTTTGTCTGTCTTACAATAGCCATTATTTAGTCTTCTTCCAATCAAGGTAGGCTTCACCACCAGTCGTTGCGGCTTCTATTACTGAGGAATAGAGGCTTTCTCGACCTTTTCTCATTGTGGCTGCGCCCTGTTGTTTTAAGGCAAGCTGATTTATTCTTGCCATAATTGCGACATCTGAGATGTCACTGCCAACGGTTTCTTTGTCAGCTTCTTTTTGTGCCATTGCAGATGGATCAGATACATCACGACCAAACTTGCTATACAAAGCGTCTGCGCTTGAAATAGCGGTCTTAAATGCTTCTATTGTTGCTGTGCGTGTCTGTATTCCCTGCGCATTTGCAAGCTGAGATTCAGTATCAACATTAAACTTCTCAAGCTTTGCCGTTTGATAGGCGCCTATTCCTTGGATCAACGAACCTGCGGCTTGCATTAAGCCTAATGCTAATTGAGGGTTCATAATATTAACTCCGCTACTAGCCCATTGATCTGCATATCAAGGGGGTGATCCTGTTCAATAGTTACCTGTGGGTTTCGATCATAACCTAGTAACCTAAACTCTTTTTTTCCAGTAAAGCCGCTTGTTGTAACCAGTGGCCTACTGTTTATCTTAGCCGATCTAGTGTTTTTCATATCAACAACCACATTGGTTATGCCGCGAATTTCACCTGTGCTTGGGCCATTCCCTGCTGCGGCATCAATCGGATTGGTAACGATCTTTGCTGTAAATTTTTTCCCTGCATAGATATGCGTATAACCAGAGCCAGAGTGCGATGACATATCAACCTGATTGCTGCTGTTTACAGTAAATTGACCCAATGATGACAGCGTTGTTCCGTTTGTTGCAATGACATCAACAACATCATTATGATTATACAGAGCGCTTACATCGACTACATTCGATCCTATAGCCCCATAAAGATAGAAGTCTAAGCCAATGTCGCCCCTAAACTCACAAAGCTGTAGCTTGTTCTCTGAATCGTAAGCATTAACAAAGAGCCTGTCTTCTATTGAGCAGATTGAACCAAAGTTTCCATTTGTTGTGACTCTTGACCATGATGCTCTTTTTTCTGCCCTGTTAGATGAAAACAAAGTTATGTCTCCATTAGAGAGGGTTAAAGCAGCATATGAGTCAGGCAAGCCAAAGCCGCTATGAACAACAGCTAAATATTTTGGCTCATCAATGAGGTGCGATGATATAGTTGAGATAGATGTAGCGGTGTAAGCTTCCTCTGTATCTGTGTAGATATACTCCCTAACAATCTTTCCATTATTCTGCACAAAGATCGTTGCGCCGTCTATGGACATAGGCTCAACGTGTTCCACACCATATGGTGTTTGCTTTCGTATCTGAGCGTTGGTTGGCGTGATTGCTTGGTTTAGATAGGTCGGGATGTAAAGTTCATTAGATGCAGTGAAGACCTGCAAATCCCTGTTTGAAACAAGGTATCTAATCTCATTAACTTCCCCTGTGGCAGCGACCATAGAAATAGAATCTGAATCCTCTGCATCACTTACATCAAAGTTAAAGAACTCACCAATCTGAGACATCCAAATGTTATCCGGCTCTGCTATTGTCCCACCAAAGCAAAGACGGTTTTCATGGAACTCTACCGCCGCAGGGTATCCACGTTTTGCAGACCAAGCCTGTTCATCCCATCGGTCTGTTGGCGCATGAGTTGTAACTTTCACATATCCACCGCCATCTTCGGCGCTAGAGGCAGAACCACCTGCTGTTATAGTGTATGTATTTTCATCAATAATAGTGCCAACGGTTCTTGCGCCATTTAAGTTTGATGTATTTACCCCACCTGTGGCAGACGCTTCTGACAGAGTGATTGACTCACCACCCCCAAAGCCATGAGCAATATGTGTGACTTCAACCGTTGTGCTGCCGTCAATAGTTCTTAATGGATTAAGGACAGAAAGCCTAATTTTAAGCTCATCTACAACATTACCTGTTGCTTGAGTTGCAGACTGAACACTTGTAATTGTTATCTCGCTTTTTCCATACCTAATAACAGTCCCGACATGAAGTGAGCTAGGATAGTTGCCGCCACTTTGAGAGCCAGTTATATCCCAATAAGCTGCACTTGTTGTAAGTGTTATTCCGTTTCCGCTTGTGGCTGATGGGTTAAGGGTAACACCATGAGACTGAAACTTGGAATATGGCTGATAAGTTTGCTTGTTATCAGCCCTAACATCAAAACTATATGTTGATACCTCAAATGCAGTTAAGCTTGTGCGCGTTATTATTCTTGGCGCAAAGAGTGGGTGACAGACAAACATTACATCGCCATACTGCGCTGTGGTGTATTCTTTTAGATAAGCTTGATCGAAGGGAAGTGCAGCGCTGCTTGTGTCTGCTGTAATCGTTGCGACAAGAGAAACCGTATCCGAACCATCTATTAGTCGAAAGCACCTTACTTTCTGGTGTTCTATCGAAATGATGTATTCTTCGTTTTCATCGAAGACAAACGGATAAAGGTGAGATTGCTCTGGATTGCTTGAGCTATAAGTAATGCTGTAATCGTAAATGTGTTTCATGCCATAGCGTTTTTTGACAGAGCCTTCTGCCATAACGACCATGTTCTCAAGCCTTTGTGCTGACGCATTATAAACAGCAGTATCAGTCCTCATAATGAGGGAATCACTTACTTCACCATACTGAAAGCTGCTAACTGGTACTCTGATCTTCTGCATTAGCTGCGCCTTTCAGCAATGAACCTCGAGGTGTTTAGCTTGCGTGTTGTCTGTGCTTGCGAATCTAGTCTGCGAGCTTTTATGAACTGACGCTCTGCCCTGTTCTCCATTGCAGTGCCTAGCTGCGCATCTCTTGCTAGAGATATTGCAAAGACGCTAGCAACAGCAAACTCAACAGCAAGAGTAAAGTAAGGAGGCCAGTCGGCTTCATCTGCTCTAAAGATAAAGTCAGCAATAACTTCATCTGTAGATACCGCATCGCAATAAACTTTATCGCCATATGTATCATAAGCAATAGCTTGCTCTTCTACAGTCACCGCACTCACCATTAATGATGTGGACGGTATTTGATATGCCGCATCCCAACGCCCTGTTGGTGCAGCTACTATTCTAGTTAGCTGTGCCTGATTAGATGCAAACCTCCATCGTGTGTTTGTCAGAGAAGACCGCGCTATATCTTCATAGATCGCATCTGCGACAGAAGACTCAGCAGTCCCATCCGTAAATGATTGAATCGCATCACCGCCTATAAGCAATGATGCGCGTGAACAAATCTTAATCGGTGTGTTTGCATAATCTGGCATGGCAGTATGGGGGCCGAAGCCCCCATCCTTTTATTAATCGCCGTCTGTTTCAACAACGGCTGTGCCGTCTGAAACATCGACTACAGTGCCAGTGTTCGAGAGAACATTAACAAAGTTGGTTGTTGGAACATTGGTGTCACAAACAATAATTAGGTCACGAACAGCTAGCATATTTGCTGCGCTGTTAAAGTAACCTGCGGAGTTTACAGTCGCAATTGCGTCTGCGCTTGTGTACATCCACAAACTTCCGTTTGAGTCACCACCAATTCGAGCTAGTCCACTTGCTGCATAAGCCATGTTTTACTCTCCTTAGTTATTGTCTAAGACTTCATAGACACCATCGTCATCAATAACGACAGCACCCATTGACATCATAGAGGTTGCGAGGTGTGAGACTTTTTCTGCAACATAGTTGACCTCAGTTTGAACATCAGCATTGATGCCAAGGCCAACAGCGTTTGTGTGGTAAGCAAAGTTTTTGCCACCTGCAACCGCAGACGTTGAGAAGATTTTAAAGCCCAAGAACTCTTTCATGGTGATGCCACCTGCGAAGGGCAGGTTTTGATCGCCAACGAAATCAGAAGATGCAAACTCTGTGATGTTATACAGATCAGCAAATCCCGCAGGAGACATCGCCAAGAAGCGTTGTCCGTCCTCTGGCATATCAGCATTGCCTACAGTCTCAAAGAGAGAAAGCAGATCAGCCTTTGCCAAAGCAGAGCCAGTGTCGTGGATTTGAGTTGAGTTAGCACCTGCATCAAGAGCAGTTGTTAGAATCTCATCTGTCTTACGACCAAGCGCAGCAGCAGCAGATTGAGCTACAGCTTGACGCTCGTTGATGTTGATTTTCAACTCGTCCAATTTATCAATGTACTCTGGTGCATAGTAGTCAGCCATAGTGACTTCGACGTTTGTATGCGCCAATTCCATTGGGGTTACGTTGCCGTTACGAGATTTCGTATTGGCTGTGCCTTTTCCGATTACTTGGAAACGAGCAGTTGAACCAGTCACATTCGTAGAGCGAACAGTGTTCCGTAGTTTAGAACCCATACGCTGATACGCCATGTGAACTTCGGTTTCAAACTGCTTGATAAAGGCTTGGTCAATTGTATTAGCCATTTTCACAGTCCTAATTGAAGTTACGGTTTACAACGGGTGTCCACTCTCGCACTTCAATAAGGGTATCCTTTCGGGCCTTTCAGTGCATTATGGGCCGTAATGGGCTATCGTAAACATTTTTTTTCACAGGATTGCAACGCACAAATTCAACATACTTGTTTTTACCTGACTCACTAATACCCACTGGTTCAAATCCTAACCATGCTGCCCATTGCAGCATTGACTCATATTCAGCAAGTATTGTCATGGTCATACCCTCTTGCGTCTGGTCAAAGAAATTAACAAGCATCCTTGATCCACGCGCAAGCAGGGTAAAGTTTTCTTTAATCTTATCTGAAAACATACAGAACATTTGTGGATATTGTTGATCGTCAGAATAAAACAGGCCGCCAACGGCTATAAAGCTTTCGCCCTCTGCTCTGACAAGATAGCACTCGGATGTTTCATACATCTCAATAATGGCTTGCTCTAAGTCTGTATGCCCAAGCAGAGCAAGCTCATGTTTGTTTTCTTCGCTCAAGTTATTAACGACTTCATCAAGTTGACGTAAGGTAAAGGGGGTCATGTAATAACGCCCCCTTTTTAAAATCTTAACTTCTGTAAAGTCCTTGGAAGCCTTCGGTAACTTGTTTGATAAAATGGGGGTCACGATCTTTCCAGTACCTTGGGTCATTCATCATCTCCCTTAGATCGGCTTCACTTTGACCTGCTGTTGATTGCGTTTCTGCTGTAAACGATCCGTCTTTCATTGCTTCCATTATTGTTTCAAGCGCAAGTATTCCTTCATGACTTTCACACATACGCTCTACAGCAGGAATTGCTTCGGCAGGAAAAAACTTATCAGCAAACATAGACGCTGCTTGTATGCGGTCATTTGCGTTTTCACCTAGCTTTGCGGCTTCGCCCTCAAGGTTTGGCTGTGAGTTGCCAACAGCTTGAGAGTACATTTCTATGCCTTTATTAAACTCTTCTTGAGAAAAGCCATTTTCAAAAGAATGTTCAGCCCACCACTGCAGCAGCTCATTATCTACAGCAGCTTCTTGGTCAATACTCTCTGGTAATTGGTAATCACCTGCTGCTTCGGGCCTTTCACTAAAAGCCTCAGTTTGGATTTCCTCAATTATTTTAGAGCGAATATCCTCTTCCTTTGTGCCAAGCTTTGACTCTAGCTCCTTATATGCTTTAGCTAAGTCTTCGCCTGTGCTGTATTTTTCGGGCAACCACTCAGGTCGTTGTGGCTGACTGTCCTCTGCTACAACAAAATCGCGCTCTTCTGTAGGCGCTTCTGTAGATGCTTCGGCTGTTGCTTCGGCTACTGTCTCGTTCATTTGTTCTTACTCCTATGCGAATGTGAGATGCGCTGCTCAATGAGGCCAACGATATATCGCTGCCCTTCTATGTGTCGCAACTCTTCTGTAGTCACATTAGGCCCATTTACCATTTCAATAGTAATGGATCGCAGATAACGCAGGACTTCCTGTCCTGTGGGCGAGCTAAATACATGAGCAATATTGTGGCTTACCTCCACATCTTTAGCAGAGGGTCTCTGTATTCCGTCTATCCCAATATTAACCTTGTTCGGCAACCATCTGTCCCTGTTGCTGCTGCTGTTGCTGCTGCTGCGCCATTTGCTGCGCTAATGCAGCTATTTGTTTACGCTGTTCTTCATCACGAATCAAGCTCTCTGGCACACCAAACTTCTTAGACAGGTGAATTGCGGTCTGTTCGCCGTCAATTAGAAGCTGCAACATCTCAGGGCCAAACGTCCCACCAACCAGTTCTAGGAATCTTGCTACACTAGAAATGTCTTGGTTTGCTTGGGCTTGAGCCAATGGGGATACAGAGCGAACCTTGACCTCTCTGCCATTGACTGTTGGCACTTCAATGCGCCCCTGCTTCTTGAGAATATAGATTACACGCTGCAATACTGGCTGAACTAGCTCTGCTTGCAATCTGCCAAAGGCTGCACCCATTCTGCGAGACAGGTCTGCCATACGCTCTGCAACCTCTGTTGCAGTTGCAGGTGTGGTATCAGGCTTGCCAAGCATATCGTTATACAGTGCAGTCTTAATGTTATGGCGCATATCGCTAAGAACAAGCTGCGCGACATCGAACCTACCTGCTGATTGGATAGGTTGAAGGCCAGTTGACCCCATAGCTTTCGGTATGATTGTGCCGGGAACTAAATTTATCGTGTCAGGGTTGATTACACCGTCATCTTCCATCTGATATATGCCAGAGATCGACATTTGAGCGTTCTCAAGTATTAACTGAATGGTGAGGTTAGTGGTTTTAATGGAAGCTAGCGCATTGATTAACGGCCCTCGTCCATATACTTCACCTGCGCACTTTCCCCAACGAAAGCAAACAAATGGATTAGAACCCAGACCGCTTAATTCCTTCGTGTATAAGCAGGTGCTTGTTGTCAGGCAAATAGCGTAATGGAGATAGGAGTATTCGTTCTTTTTGGAGTAGTCTCTGCAAACAATCTCAAGAACGGTAGTTTCTCGCTCTTTGCCCATCATA